TATAAGGATCTTCTCCATATTTGGGTAAGGGCTGCTCGTATGGGTCGTAACTTTACTACACTTATTGGTGGAGAAGATCAGGCAATCGAAATGCTTAATCTTCCTGAATTTAAGGAACGTCATGCTGGTACTACAGAGGCAACTCTTAATGTACAGTCTCCTGTTCCTAATTCAGCTAACTTCTATATTCACCCGGGAACTCCTGAGAACCAGATAATGCTTCTGGATCGTTCAGCTGCAATGATTAAGCTTACTGCTCGTCAGTTGATGCTCGAATCTGAAAGGATAGTATCTAACCAGACTGAGGCAGTTTATGCTACTCTTACAACTGGATTTAGCAAGATGTATCAGGATGCCGTAGTTATGCTGGATGCTTCTAAGACATTCACCGGTAATGGATTCCCAGAGTTCATGAATGTGGATCCTTATCTTTTGGTAAATCTTGAGTAATTACTCTAAAGGGGCTGGGATGGACGCTACCATGACTATTTGAATGATCCCAGCCCCAATTTAATCACATATCTAAATCTTAATCAATATGAAATACAAAGTAACAACTGGTCCTAATGCTTACAGCTTTTATGACCAATCTACGGGTATAAACGTAGTTAGAGGAGAAGTAAAAGAACTTACTGGTTCTCAATTCCGTACTAAACGAGTTCAAATGGCTATCAATACGGGTCATTTAGTACTGGTATCTGAAAATACAAAGGTAGACAAGTACGATGACAAGGCTATTGAAAAACTTTATACCAAGATGAAGAAGCAAAGGGCTAATGGAATGGAAATTTCCAAAATAGCTAAGGCTTACTCCCTTGAGGAAGTTAAATTAGTGGCCAAAGCTCATAATGTTGAGTACGATGATAAAGATACTGCAGTATCCATTCTTGAAGTTCTTCTCACAGATGATGCCGACTAATAAAATTTAAATTAAAAACTATGAATCTGGACTTTGCTTATACAGCTAAAGGTCTAGAAGTTTCTTTTCGAGTTCTAACCAAGGTCCCCCCCAAGTCTATATTTGAGTGGGACCTTGGTGATGATTCGGGGTATTTCTATAATAAGAAATTACCCATCTATACCTATGAAAAACCGGGATTTTATTCTGTAACTCTTACTGTAACTAATTCTAATGGTTACAACGAATCAGTATCAAAACAAATAATTGTTACTGATAAAGTAAAAACACATCTATCCGATAGCATTTATAATCTCATTGATTATTACATTCCTACTGAGTTAAACCAAGAGATGACTCCTGAAGATAAGGAATTGTATATCAATAAATGGCAACTATATATTCAACCTCTAGTAAATCATTGTGTTCCTATTGAAGAATATAATAATGAATTAGCTTATGAAGGACTAGAGAACCAATTAATAATGGAATTGGCTGCTTGGGATTATTTAAATGTAAGGATAATGAATTTACTTATAACAGCCAATGAATATGTTTCAGGGGTTATATCTTTGAAAAAACCCGGTACTTCAGGGGGAGATGAAACTGCTGAAGAAGAATCAGAATCTGCTCGTGGGGATAGGATAAAGTCAATCAAAACTGGTCCTACCGAAGTGGAGTATTATGATACTCTATCAGAATCTGGTAGTTCTTTATTTACAGCTTTTTCCAATGCTTTGAAACCTGGGGGAATAATTGATGAATTAAGGAAGAATTTATGCACACTTGCCAGTAGATTGGATATATTCTTACCATTCTGTGAAAATTATCAACCCATAATTCCCCCAAGAGTAAGGCATTTAAAGAGACCTGGACCATTTGATGTACCTAATCCAAGATCAGTATTAAGGAGGAGGTAATATGACTACTAAATTTCCTTTTAAGTATGTGAGAAATAAATCCTGGGAAAGGTATAAATCCATTATTCGAAATTTTATGGATGTGGATGCTGGACGTCAGACCATTACTTGGGCTAAACGTATTATGCAACCTATGACCCATGGAGAGGACTTTAGTCCCATGTATCAAAATATTCAGATAGAAGCACTTTGTTATTATAATTCTTTCCGTAACTGGCCAATAAATAAGGAAACTGTTACTGGAGAATTAGATGATGAAAACCTTTCTATCATGATAACTGATCAATTCTTAAAATCCATAAATCACCTTACTCCTGAAGGGTATTGGGATTTTAATTGGTCAGAGGATAGGTTTATTATAAATGGTATAATCTATAAACCTTCTGGAGATACTCAAGTAGCACAGGCTAAGGATCAAGCTCTTGTATTCCTTATCATCTTAAAAAGGGATAAGGATGTTCTGAAACTAAATTTTATTTAAACCGTTTTATATGGCAAATACAACTCTGCAGTTGCGATTTACCCAAATTGAGCTTGATGGTAAGATTTGGTATGATAGCAACCTAATAAAATTTAACTCCGGAGCTTTAGGTGTACATATAGAAATGGAAGACATGGATAGTCACTATATGGCCATCCATCATAGTTTATCTGGTCAACGGTTTACTTCTAAGTATCATGATTACTTTGGTGTACTTTATGATAATCTTATACCTTTTTTCATAGGTGTAGGACAAATCCTAAAAATTAGGCTTGATAAAATGCCTAGTTATGCTGTAGTAATGGGAGATGTAGAGGATGCTGGTGATATAGATCCTGAAAATCCTGATGATATACCTAATGCTTTTGCTACTCAAGATATGGAGTATTTCCGGAGTGGTAATAGTGAAATATTTTGTTTTGCAACCTAAAATTTAATTACCCATGTATGTAAGTAAACATTACAAAACTGGAGAAGAGGTAGATAAGAGACTCTTGCAAGGTTATTATGATGATGCCATTGAGGAAGGATTTGTAGGTACTATTAAAGAGTTTTGGACCATGATCCTTTCTATTGTCAATAAAGTTGATAAGAAGGATGGTTATGGTCTTTCTCAGAATGATTTTACCAATGAGCTTAAGGCTAAATTGGAAGAATTATCTGAGAATGCTGTAACTAAGGTTTCCCAACTTGAGAATGATTTAAAGTTTCAAACTGAGGATGATGTTAAGCAGGCTATTGATGATTTAATTGATGGTTCAGGTGCAGCTTTGGATACTCTTAAAGAGTTGGCTGATGCTTTGAACAATGACCCCAATTTTGCTACTAACATAATCAATGATCTTACTCAAGTAAAAAACGATCTTCAATCCGAGGTAAATAGGGCAACTGCTCGTGAAAATGCTCTTGAGGATCAAATTAAAAATCTCAAAATAGATCTTCAGAATACCATTACTGAAATGGTAAGCCAACTTAATTCTACCATTACGGAGATTAAGGAGCAATTGAAGACTATCCAGAGTGATATTAAGGATGTTCAGACTTCTATATTAGAACAGAAATCCGAGCTTCAGCAGGCTATTAATGATGCAAAATCAGAGGTTTCTCAACAGGTAATAGCTGAAAAGGATAGGGCAATAGAAGCTGAAAATGCTATTAAGAAATCTGTTACTGATTTAGAAAGTAAACATGATAAAGAAATACTTGAGTTAAGAGCAGGTATTACTGATGGTAAAGCTTATACCGATCAAGAAGTACTTAAGGCTAAGACAGAACTCCAGTCTTCTATTGATAAGGAGATATCTGATCGTCAAATTGCAGATGAGCAGGTTAAATCTGATCTATTGGCTCAGATCCAAAATGCTAAAGCTGAGATAAAGGCTACTACTGATTCCTTAGCTAAGACTTTGGCGGCTGAAACTTCTGATCGTACCTTAGGAGATACTAATCTTAGTAACAGTATATCCCAAGAACAACAAGCTCGTATTAATGAGGATGCTGCTCTTGGTCATCGTATAGATGATTTAAGTGATCGTGTAACTCAGGAAGTAGATAACCTTAATAAAAATATCCAGAATACTGTGGATCAAATAGATTCTCAGCTTAATAATAAAGTGGATAAAGTAGATGGTTATGGGCTTTCCGAAAATGATTTTACCGATGAACTTAAAGCAAAACTTGAAAGCATTGAGGAGGGAGCTAAAGTTATTACTAAGGTATCTGAACTGGAAAATGACCTTGGTTATCAAACTGAGGCCCAGGTAAACGAAGCTATTGAGAAAATTATAGGTTCTGCTCCAGAGGTATTAGATACTCTTGAAGAATTGGCTAAAGCTCTTGGTGATGACCCCAATTTTGCTACTACCGTTACCCAGAGAATTACTGCTATTACTGAGCAATTGAATGATGAGGTAGAATTCCGAGCTTCAGAGGACACACGTATTCAAACTGATCTTCAATCTAAGATTGATGCTGAATCTACAGCTCGTTCTG